GCGGTCAATCTCCGTGGGTTTCTACGCCGTCAAGCCCGCCGTGGGTTCGGACCACGAACGGGCTTGATTGCCCCCGGACCCGCCTCGTCGGCGGATTAGTTGCCGTATCGGCGGACCACGGCGTAAGGCCGCTTGAGTAGCACGCCGGCGGTGGCGTTGCTGTAATCCTCTTTGTACCCCTTCGCGCGGGCTTCCACGCCGACGAGGCGGAACTTGGCCGGCACGGGCTGAATCCAAGTGCGCTTGTCATCGGTCGACGTATCCTGCACCGACTCGGCATATAGATACGCTTCGTTGGACGTGCCCGAAATCGCGTTGTTCAACTCAGGCGCCGACACGACACGGATTTTCGGGTATGCCTTGGTCATCCAATCGCGCACCGACACGCCTTGGTCGGTGGTCGTGCTGAGATAGTCGACCGTCGCGGTGGCGAGCGCGAGGGTCATATTGACCTTTTCCGGGTCAACTTGGTCGCCCGATTGCTGGCGAAGCGCCACAACCATGATGCGAATATCCTTCTGGATTTCCGCGAACGTCTTGCCCGACCAAAGCGGGTTGCCCGACACGCCGTTGGGAAACACGGTCGCGGCCGGCAAATTCGGGTCGTTGAGGAAACCATAGGTCCGATTGTTGCCGCCGTTGAACCCGTAGAACCCGATATAGTTGCGCTGAATTTCGAGCGCGAGGGTCGCGGCGCCGCGCTTCTGTTCCGACGAGTTGATTTGGACCTTGGCGGCGCGGGCTTCCTCCAACACGCCGACCGAAAGCCCTTCCTCAGAGCGAACGATGGTGCGGCGTTCCCAATTGGCGTTCCACGAGGAAAGCGGAACGTTGGTGTAGTCGTTGTAAATGACGGCAGTACCGAGCTGTTCGAGGGTGCCCTGCACAATTTCCTCGTCGGCCCAATCCCCGATCGTGGACATGCCCACCAGCTCGTCGATATTGCGAGCCTGGGTGATGATTTCCACGAAACCGGGCAACCACGACTGTAGGAATTGCAGGGGCACGACCACCGACGGCGTGGTAATTGTGCCCTCTTGATCATCCATCGCCGTTCCGGCCGCCATGCGCGCGACGTTGCCTGGCGTCAGACCATCGATACCCAACTCCCGCAACCGCGGAATGAAGGCCGCGACCTGCGCGTTGCGTTCGGCAGAGTCGAGTGAGAACACGAAAGGCTTGAAATCGCGCGGCCCAACGTGGCGGTGAACGGTACTCTGTTGCATGGTCAAGAACCCCTATCGAGTCGTTACGCCGGATCCGGCCTACTGCGTGATCTTGACGACCGCCAAGCCGTTGCTTGACGTATCGGTGGTGTTGTACCGGGTCAGCGCACTGGCCGCGATATGCGTATTCCCGGTGGCGGGCGCGGTGACAATCGGCGTGGTGATGGCCGTCGCGGCCGAGTCCGACAGACCCGCCTGGACGGTGTAGGTTCCGTTGCCGCCGGTGCCGGTCAACACGGCCAAGATGGTGGCCGGGCCGTGCAAGGTCGGAACCACGGCGCCCACGCCGATAGCCGGCGAGCCCGCGGTCAACGCCGCGATGGTCAAGACACTCGACGCAACGGCGGCGGTGCCGGCGGCGGGCGTGTAGCTCGGGGTGCGCGCGACGAGCGCGCCGGTCGAATTGACGTAGTCGACCGTGTCCCCGATATTCCCGGCGCTCGTCAGATTGACGATGATTTCGCCCATGTCGATAAACGCGCCGTTAGAATACTGCGGCAAATCGAGCGACGGGGCCAACGGGCCATCGGCGGACGTGCCGAAAAGCGCGTACTCTTTCGGGTTGCCGAGAATGCCGCCGAACACGCCCGTTCCGCCAACCGTGAAATGACCCGGCGAGCCCGCGACTTGCGAGAACGCGAACCCTATCGTGTTCGGCCCCGCGCTATCGATGATTCCCGGCTGACCGCGGAAGGGGCCATCCAAAAACAGTTCGCCCGGAACGCCAAAGCCCATGAACTGCGCAACCGTGGATTGGAACGTCATATGTGCGTGCCCCTTTAGCTTCCGGCCTAAATTTAGCCCGGCGTGTGAATGACCCTAAATTACGCCGCCTTCGGCGCGAGAAATTCCGCCACCTTGGTTGCGGCGGCCGGCGCGGCGCCCGCACCCGCGGCATCGAGCGCGAACCCGCCGACCTTGTGGGGCGGCGTGCGACCATGCAAATAGGCGTTGACGGCGGACACTTCGGCCCCAGTGGCGACGTTCGGAATCGCGAGCTTGCTGACGGCATACTTGCCCACTTCATCCAAGCTCATTTCGGCATGGTCGAAAGTGCCGACGAAACCCGACACCTTTTCCGCCAGCGCGTCACGGGCGGCGACTTCGGCCATAAGAGTTTTGATCGTGGGCGTCTTGGCGGTGACGGCGGCGACGGCTTTCGCCACTGCCTTATCGATCATTTCGGCGGCGTCGGTGGCGGCAATGCCGATCGCGGGCTTTTTGCCGATCTTTTTCTGCATCTTGGGTTTGCCCGCTTCGTCCATCACCGGCTTACCGGCGGCATCCATGACGGGTTCCATTTCGTCACCGTCGGGTTCGGCGTCCGCGTCGGCGGCCGGGGTCGCGGCCAGCGCGGCGAGCCCCTTTTGAATCTCCGCAATCTGCGGGCCAATTTCCTTGATCATGGAAACCGCCTGTTCGAGCGTGACCGAACCGCCGCCCTCACCTTCCGCCGGCGCATCCTCGTCAGCGTCAAGCGCGGCGAGATAGGTGGTCAACGCGGCCCTATCTTTCAGACCCAGGCGCTTGACGATAAGGTCGGCGCGCTTGATTTTGACGGTTGCGGTCATCGGTACGATTTCCTTTGCGTCCAACGTGAATACGAATTCGTCGAGAACTGCAATTTCCGGTCCCATGCGACCAAGCATAACTGAGGCGGTATGGTTGCCTCGAAGTCTGCGTTGAATTGCTTGGTACGGTTGCCCCTCGAAATTACCGTTGCAAAATTCATACACACAACGGAAGCCCATGGAAAGTTGTTTTTTACCTAGGGCTAGTGCGTCGGCCAGGGAAGCCGACCATAGTTTGATGTTCGCGTAGAGCGTCCGATCGGCGGAATCATACTCAATTTGCTCACCGATGACGCCGTGAACGCCCTTATCTTCGGGCGGCGTCAAACCTTCCTGTAGCGCCGGATCCCCAAGCATGGCGTGACCGTCGACCCACGGCAATAGCCGCAGCGACGCGAGCGTTTCCGGGTCCGCCAATTCCGCTTCCGGCCGATAGACATTCATCATTAACGTGGGGTTGGCTTCCCATCCCGGCGCCTGAATCGCCTTGGCCGAATATTGGAACACGCCGGCTTTCGCCAACGGGTTACGGGGAATTTCAAACCATCCGTTTAGATCGGGGATACGTTCGGTCACGTCACGCCCTCGACATGATCGGCCACGGCGTCGCGCGCCTTCGCCAATAGGTTGACCGCTTCGGTTAGTTTGGCGCTCGCGCCGACCGCTTCAACGGTCTTAACCGCAAGGTCAATGGCGAATTCGGCGTCCGTCCAAAATTGCATATCGCTTCGCGTGGGAATTCCGTCAAGCCGCGTGCGCGCCCGAAAGCTCATTGGTCATCCCCCGTCGCAATCACCGGAACCATCGTACACCGGCAATTGACCGCTTGCCCAGGAATTCCGCGCTCGCCGGTGCGATCATCAATCACGGGCAGTTTATCGAATGCGTAGATTTGGCCGTCCAACACGTCCATGTGCAAAATTCGTGGGTGTAGGCCGCCGCCGGAATGAACCCACTCAAATTTGCGAATGCCCGCGCCCGTCATGCGCGCTCGATTGAACCCGTTATAGGCTTTGTGCGTTTGGTCCGTCGCGATGTTGTAGGCGCGGCGTTCGGTAATCCCCTCTTGCTTCGCGAAATATTTGGTCAAGTCGTCTAGGCCGCGCCCGTCGGTGATGGACCGTAGGACCGCGCCTTGAACGTCCGTCAAATATTCCTCGGGAATGGATTTGATCAACGACACGTTTTGCGCGATCACCGCCTTGGCAAATTCCCCGTCGACCAATACCGACGGCGACAATTTGTAATCCTCGGAAATCTCGCGTAGCGACCGGCTGACATTGGCCGCGCTCGCCGCGTCGGCTTCGCCCACCATTTTGGTGGCGTCATCTTTGGCCGTCATCCCGAACAGTTGTTCGAACCGCTCTTTGAGTTTGTTGGTCAAGATGCGCGATTGCGACGCCGGGCTAATCGCATCGAAGGCCCACGCGGGCCAACCAAGCGGGGCCAACACCACGAATTTTCCGTCCCAAAATTCCACCGTCGGTTTGAAGGGATTTTCGGCGGCATCGGTGACGTGCGCAACGTGGAAATTGGCGAGATAGTCTTGAACGTCAGGGTGTTTGAATAGGTCGGTGATTTCGCGCTCAACCGTCTTGGTCATTTCCCGCACGAGCGCGACGAGGCGCGCGGCGTACCGAGCGGCCACGCCGGCGGGCAACGCCAGTCGCGCGCCCCGGATCACGCCGTCCCGAGCGCGCGGGCGCGGGCGGAAGGTTCGACCGTTCGCGAGGGTCGTCATGCGCCCGGCGTCGTGGCCGGTGCGGGCGTCGGCGTTTGGCCGGGCGGCGTGTTCGGCGCCGTCGTGGGCGCGTCGGGTTGAACCACCGTGCGCGGCGTGGCGCCCGGCGGCATGATCGCGGACAACCCGGACCAACCGCTATCTTTATCCGCGATCAATTTCTCTCGAATGTCGGGGCCATCGATCGCGCCGGTATCCGCGAGCGCCTTAGCCTCTTGAGCGTCGGCCAGGCGACGCTGCGCGGCTTCCAACGCGGTTTCCTCGTCAAGCTCATTCCACGACACCGTCGTTTTGAACGGCGCGATTCCGAATTTCGGCGCGACCCACGACCGCATCGCAAGCTCGTGATGACGCTCAACCAACGGTCCCATGTCGTGCGATTGGATGCTTTTCAAATTCTCGTGATAGCTCGCTTCCTCATATTCGCCGGTCGCGTTGAAACCCTTGGGCGTCGTGCCGAGCAATTTGGTAGCGGGAACTTCGGCAATTGCGGCGACGAGCTGGTATTGCGTCATGATGGTGGCGTCAAGATCGCCCAGGGCCGTTTCGAACTGTTCCATGGATTCATCGGTGCCGATGATTTTCACGCCGTAATTGTCGCGGTAGAACGCATATTCATCTAGGCGCGACGCGAGCGCGGCTTGATTGGCCGCCGCCGCGATCAAATCGACGTGGATAACGTTTGTTCGCTTGGTCAACGCGAGCTGCGGCGCTTCGTTGGCGGTGCGTTCGGCCGCATAGACGCGCTCGTAAATTCGTTGGGTCAACGGAATGCCGCCGTAAAAATAGGTCGGCTTCAAAACGTCGGGCGGGTCGCACGTCCGAATGACAATCAAATGGGTGCGGTGATACCGCTTGCCGCTAATCCGCCAATAGGTCGGCTCGTAAAAATGGATGCTGGCCGGGTCCGCGGCGCTCACCGCGTCAAGCTCGGGCGTTATCCAATACGGGTCAACCTGAGAAATTCCCTTGTACGTGCCGGGGCCGACGCCGTCGGGGTTGTAGGGCTTTTCGTAATAGAGCGGGTCCGGCGAGTCGACCTTGAACAGCGCAACCCGCACGCCGTAAATCCGACAATGCCGCACGAATTCCCGGCAGTTGTCGACCACGAGAAATTGTTTGTCGAGATTGCGCATGTAGTCGCGCACCGCGGGCGGAATGTCGGATCCGTCATTGACGGTGATTTCGTAGCCGTTCCGAATGGCGTCCCGCGCCGGCATGGAACACGCCTTATCGATCAACCAATGTTGCGCGAGGATGGCGCACATTTGATAGCCAATGAACGATTGCGCCGAGTACCAAGCCGCCTGGGCGTCGGGCACGCCGGAATATCCGAAATTGAACGCGGCCTTAAAATTCGCCCCGCCGCCTTCGCCCGCGTCCATCGCGGTCCCGGCCACGGCGTCGCCGGTGCTGGTTAGGTTCGCCGCCGTGCGCTGAATCGATGCGGATCCGAGCAACCGGGTCCATTCCGCCATTTCATCGCGCGAGCGCCCGCGCCGCGGCGGCAATACCGACGTTGAAAAGAACCCGTCCGACTCAGGCTTGATCGGAGC